ATAGCATAAAGAAACTTCTTAGCCTGCTCTTGGGTTTTGGAAATAACAATGACATTGATGTTTGGATTTTTGACTACGCGGTAGGTCACGTAGTTAATCGTGATGGTCATAGTCTTGGCATGGTTTGGTGGAACATTTACCAAGAGGCGGGATAACCCCGCCGACCCTTTTTCGTATGTCATCGCTGGATGTATCCAACGAGGTTCTTTACCTTCCAACATATCGACCACGTTAAGCATGTGGTCCCATACCTTGGCTCCCAGGTATTTCTCAGAAAACTCTGCAAAGTCAGATAGACCAGACCGAGCTTCATCAGCGAGGTCGGATGTTCTTAACCGAGCGTTATCTATATAGGCAGCGAAGCCTTCAGCTTCGCGCCTCTGGGTGTCATACCAAGAACGAGAACGACCAATAACTTTTAGGGCATCGGCAATAGTGCGCCCTTGGCGCACCAAGTTGATTAGTTCTTTCCTGGCTTCTTCGGGGGTTAGATTTCTTTCCAAGTCTTCTCCAGTAGCTGTAGGGGTCTACAGGGGTATAGACAGAAGTATCCCCACTATATGTTTTTAACCAAGTTAAAGCGGGCGTTAAGCCCGCGTTTACGGCTTCGTGGAACTCAGCCGTTACACTTATATAGGGGTCTAGAGCGTCGGCGTGTTTCAAGGGGCAAATCAAACTTTTTTTCTTGGTATAACAAAAGTCCTGGTCAGAGCTGGTTTTCTGGTGAAAATATTTTTGATGATAGTGGGGGGCGGGCGGGGGGTGGACCTAAAAAACCCTGGGGTCGTCAAGGGCGCGGGCATAAAAAAAGGGGGCAAACGCCCCCATTCTCCCCACAAAAACAGTCGCCCGCACAGGAGAAACCCCTCCCCCACCGTGTGTGAGAGAGGGGTGTCCGCTGACTATCCTATAGGGCGATTCGCTTCATTACTACGCGACAAGTAGCGGTGATGATGCTGAACTCCGCGACCCCGCGATTCTCTTCGATGTCATACACAATTCCTACGCGACCCTTACCTAGTGGAACTAGGTCACCGATTCGCGCATCCTCAAGCAAGACCAAGTCGCAATCGGGCGCATGGTCGAGAGATGGTATTCCGTAAGAATGCTTCACCTCTGCGACGTGCGCCTTCAAGTTTACGAGTAGGTCATCGTGTGTCCATGCTGTTGCTGCCATGATTGAACTCCTTGCTAATTCACCGAACCCAGCGTTCGGCGATGGAATACAGAATACACGATGAGCCCCACCCCTGTCAAATCTGGCTGTCTGGCTGAGCGTAAATACGGCGTGTCTAACGTGACCCATGGCGTTACACATGACCCGACACACATGGCACATGACATACACGCCACACCCACATCACGCGCCTGTCTACACGCATAGCGTATGTGCTATTGACAGCTCGCACGTGCATGGGCTAATCATTGCGTATACACACATCTCAAGATAGCAGAACGTAGTTCTGCTTATATATGTCGAGCCAGTCGGAAATCCCGACGGCAGAAAGGAACCACCATGAGAAAAGTAGCAACCGAAACCCTGAACGGTGTCGTGAAGAACGGCACTGTCCACATCTCCAAGGCAGACGACAAGCGCGTCTTCGCCAAGGTCCGCATCACCACACCAACCGCCAAATCTTCGAAGAAGATTGAGGCAATCCTCAAGGCGATGGGGCAATACCCAAACTTTGACAAGGTTCTCGCAGCCGTGCTCAAGGTCGAACCAAACGCATACGTAACACTGAAAGGCGGTGCTCGCTAATGAGTAACGACACAGCACTATCTATCTTGCTTGTTTGCCTATTGGCAATGACGTTCATGATTGGTGCTCTTATGGGCATGATGCGACGCGACACAGAGTGGCGCAGGCATCTCAAGATAGCAGACCAAAGGTCTGCTGATATAGACAACCACTGGGAAACGACAATTCGTGGCTAGTGAATCAACCAACCCGACGGAGGTGGTCATCAAATGCGGTGACTGCCTCCGTCCCGAATGTAAAGGATGTGAGTACTGATGGAACGCAATTGGTGGGAGATTCCCGCTGTCAAATCAATGAGCGACGTAGTCGCTGAGCAATTCGCAAATGACTGGCTATTGGTCGTTGAAAACGACCATGAAATGTGGACTCAACTAGTTGACGATGTCAAAGAGTTGGACTGCAACCAAGTAGCGGTGACCGCATACCTGCGCGAAGAGTGGGATGTACTCATCGACCAAATGGAAACGCAAGTTTCCAAGATTTCTGACGTGGCTGGATTACTGCTACGCCAGATGCTCGTGATGGGCGACCGCCCATTCGAGTTGATTGCTAATCATGTGATTAGCACTGTCAAAGAAATGGAGGCACACAATGCCTAAGTACCTGGTATGGCAAGAACGCTCGTTCAGTTTCTACCAAGAGGTAGAAGCACCGAGCCGAGGTGAAGCAATCAACATCGCCGAAGAGCGTGGCGAATGGGAGCGCGACGACTCTCAGTCCGACATCGTGTACCACTACGAGGTCGAACTCGTACCTAACCAACCTGAGGTCGATGACCTCATCAAATCAGAGGAGGAAAACAATGGGTAACAACATGTCGCAAGACCTAGCAGAGAATGTCATAGACATTCGGCAATCAATCACCATCCAGTTGCGAAGCAACCACTATCCACCAGTACCACTATCCATGGTGGAACCATGCATCGAGGCAATCTATGCGGTATCAGAAGGCGATACGCAGAGAGCAATCCAACTACCCGACGGCGTAACGTGGCGTGGCTCAGTGACAGCGCCTGCGTATGCGATAGTCGAAGGGCATCATCTTGGACCATGGTGTTCATACGATGATAGCGACCACGATGACTACTAAACACATCATGGACATGACGCAGGCTGAGCTCGCGCAGATAACCTGCTTCGGGTACGAGGGACATCCCTGTTCAAATCCAATGGATGAATATGGCTGTCGCAATTCCATGAAAGATAACGAGGCATTCTGTGCAGAATGCTGCGCCGATACTACCGATGGCATGTGCTGCGGGTAGTGCGTATCAAGATAGCACATCAAAGATGTGCTTTATATATGGCAACCAACCGAAAGGAGCAACACCATGAAACTCAAGGCACTCAACGACAACTCAATAGATATCAACGGAACCTCATTACAAGGCTACATCACGATGACCCGACGCTCACTCAACAAGGCGTTCGGTATCGTCGAGCGCAATGAGTACGCCGACAAGGTCCAGTATCAATGGCTACTTCAGTTCGAAGTATCAGGACATCCCGATGTCATCGCAGACATCTACGATTACAAGGAGTACCAAGACATTGACCTCGATGCTGTGCATCGATGGCACATCGGTGGCAACTCACCACTGGCTGTTGCCTGTGTCTACGCAGCACTCAACAATCGTGGCGCACTGACCATAGTGCCAGACGATTTCATCTCATACGACAAGGTATTTGTTACAAACAAATAACGAAAGGAGAAGCAATGCCCAAACTCAAACGGTCTAATGACCGCAAGGTAACCAACATGGCAACACCGAATGGCAAGCGGTCAGCGCTAGCCAATACGTTCGGTCTGCCTAGTGGTAAGCAGTACTCATGTCCCTACGCAACCAGCATCTGCGAGAAGATTTGCTACGCAGGTAAACTGGAAAAGATGTACACCTCGGTTCGTGAAGTGTTACTTCACAACTGGAATGCGTTACGCAACGCCGACAAGTACGACATGTGGGCAATGCTTGACACCATGATTCTCGATTTCAAATCAGACTGTGACACCAAAGGTGTCAAGAAATTGTTCCGCATCCACTGGGATGGTGACTTCTTCAATGCCGATTACATCTGGGCGTGGAAGGTAGTCATCGAGAACAACACCGACACTCAGTTCTGGGTGTACACACGCAACCCTGACGCAGCTCGTGCGTTACGTGACATTCCCAATCTCTCGCTGTATTACTCTGCAGATGCAGAGAACTGGGAATTTGCACCGCAAGGTGTGAAGATTGCATACCTTGGTGACACCTTCGGTGCTGCCAAGCAAGCAATGCTAGCCATGACAGGCAAGCCAGGTGCTTCCTGTCCCGAACAACTCAAGCGCATCCCACTCATCTCCGAAAAGGGTGGAGCCTGTGCGGTATGCCGTCTATGTATAGACGGTAAGTCCGACATCCGATTCAGTATCAGCAAACGATAGGAGCAAACATGGAACCATCATTTCGAATAGCACAAGTAGAAACTCTACTTACCTCATACACAGACGCAGTACATCGCAGTGGCATGGGCGACCTTGCCATATGGCAAAGCCTCGACTCTATCTATACACGACCAGACAACTACGAACTAGTGCTCACGTCCACACGTGAAGAAGCCTTTGACCGTATGGTCAAGGACAACTGGCACGTATATATGGGCGACCACTTCTTCGGCATCGACTATGAAACTGTCGATGAAGAAGTACTGAAGTACCTAGTCGACAACCAACTCGTCACTCGCGTAGACGAATCTTGATAGCACATCAAAGATGTGCTTTATATATAGGAAGCAAGACCCAACCAAAGGAGGCAACACAATGGAAACAATCACAGAAGCAACCGAGTCACCCAAGGTATTGGTTGACGAAATCAAGGAACAAATAGCAACACTCGAAGCACAGGTCAACACACTGCGTGACTCACTCTACCGAGAGCGAGCTCATGTACGTGACCTCTTCACTGCAATCAACGATGACATCGAGTCCAATGATTGGAACGAAGAGGACACGATTACACTCAAGGAAGTCAGCGACTACCTTGAAGCAGCGTTCTCTAGTCAACTCGTATTCACTAAAGAATACGAAGCGTTTGTTGAGTTCACTGTCAAGACCACCGTCAAGTACAGGTCAGAGAATGCAGAATCTGCACAAGAAATTGCCGACTCTATCGGGCTGGACATGGATGACAGTGATGTCAACTACGATGGCGAGGCAGAAGTCAGCGAGTTCTGGGTTGAAAGCACACGAGTCCTATCCGTAGAAGAACAATAGAAAGGAAGCACATGACAACCGACACAATCAAGTCAACACCCAAGCGAGGTGACCGTTGCGCCAATGGTGCAACCATCCTCGATATCAAGAAAACTACAGGCGATGGATGGATAGTCCTCTGCCTCTTCCCCGAATCCCAGTACCACCCATTCGTAACATGGTGGGCGTTCTGGTCTGAAACAGGCGAGCTCCGCACACTAATGGGTCATTACCATGACCAACTTTCCCAGGCAGTTGTTGACTTCGACAACCGCATATGAGATACTCTCTCCCAACCAACCAACTAACGAAAGGAAACACATGACAACAACACGCAGAATGTCAGCAAGTATTGCTGGCTCAGCAGTAACCGCAACATCCGCACAAGACGCAGCACAACAGGCTGGTCTTGACTGGCACGTATCGCTGGCTGACCTTGAAGCCCTAGCAGTAAACGATGAGGGTGTCAGCAGACTCCAAGTACCAAGCACATTCGCAACTGTACGTACCGACAAGGACGGCGGGCAGTCAGTGCTTGGCACTGTAGGTACACGATACCAAGTGTTTCAGAATGGAGATATGTTCTCTGCTCTAGATGCACTGGTTGATTCAGGTGAAGCACGATATGCAAACGCAGGTGAGCTGCGTGGTGGTGCTCAAGTCTGGATGCTTCTTGAACTTCCAAAGGAAGTCAAGATTGCAGGTGACCCACATGCTGCTTACTTACTAGCACGAACCTCACACGATGGTTCATGCTCACTCGGTGTCACGCCAGTTGTGAACCGACTCTTCTGCTCCAACCAAATCAGTGGCATCTTCCGTAAGGAATGTAAGTATTCCTTGCACCACACAACCAATGCCAAACTGCAGGTAGAGCAGATGCGTAAGATGCTTGACGTTATCTACACAGGTATCGAAACATATGAGATTGTCGCAGACAAGTTACTCAATGTATCGGTATCAGATACACAGGTGGAAGACATCTTCAAGAAGATGTGGACCATGCCAGCACTGGTCGAGAAGACACCGTACTTCAAACTCAGCACTGGTGAACGACGTACATACAACCGTATCACTGACGCTCGTAACACAGCGCTCAATATCTACCAGCACAGCAGCACACAAGAGAACATCAAAGGTACTGCGTTCGGTGCGTTCCAAGCAATCGTCGAGTACCTTGACTGGAACTCACACAAGTCGGAGGCTACTCGTGCAGAACGTGTAATCGCTGGCAAGTATGACCGACTCAAGAGCAAAGCTCTTGACCTAGTAACACAGGAGGTAGCGTGAAACAATGGAAAGAACCAAAGGAATATCCCAATCCTCTACAGAAACATCTAGACCCGCAGTATGTACAGCCACAACTCACACCAAGGGTGGCGCAGTACATACTCAAGGCACTGGATTATCTACACATCTATTCACAAAAGCATAACGAACCTGCTCTTATAGAGCAGCCATTGCACGATGATGCCGAGGGGTTCGTTACCGACGTAATCATCTACGCACCAGAGGAGAATGATGGGCAAACTAAAGAATAAAAATACGCTGGAAGTCAAAGCCTCCCGACTGAAGATTGTTCCAGTCGGGGGCTGGACTTGGTACTGTGGGTATCACGATTCCTACGGATTAGGAGATGACGAGGACGAAGTCCTCTTCATGTCTGGTGCTCACATGCATTACCATATAATCGATGGTGATGTGTGCGAGCTTTACTATAAGGAGCACAAGGAAAGGAAAGAAGCATGATACATCTAACTAGCGTCATTCTTATCTGCGGTTACTGCAATGCAGAGATAGAGCGACACACAGAAGACGAAGCACGTGAAGCGCTGGCTGTACACCAGAAGTACGTGCAGTGTATGAAGGAGTACTGATGTCACGTCCACGCCCGACGGAAATCAAGTTGGTTGCAAACCTACTTGACCCTGACAACACTAACTCCGAAAGTGCTGCGGAACTAGCGGTAGAAATCATCGAGGCTCTTGATGAATCAAGAGGTAAACGTGATGCCTATGTTCTCGTAGGACAACTAGCACGTTGGGCTCCAGTCCAGGCGTGGGGTGAGTTCAGTACCAAACTACAGGCTGAGAAGTTCGTAAAGAACTTATCGGCTGTAGATAAGAACGAACCAGGTAAGGCAGTAGTCTGTCGCTTGGAACTACCAGAAAAATTTTTGGAAAGGATTGGAGGTAAATAATGTGGACGATTGTATACATTGCCATCGCTGCGTATGTCGCTTATCGTATAGGCAAACGCAAGGGTGAGCAGGAGATGTATCAGTTATGTAAGAACGCTGACCAAGTTCAGCGTGAGTTCTTCTCACGCATCAGCTTGAACTAGAACCATCCGAAGGGGCGGGGGCTTGTGCCTCCGCCTCTTTTTCTTTACGCGCCTGAGCCTGCATACTGTTTAGCATCGTAGCCCAATACAATTTATAGAACTCTTCATCGAATGCGAATCTCTTCATATGCTTTACTGTTGCACCAGTATGTGCATGAAGTGGAATGCCAGCCTCTTTCATCTTCATAAAGAACTGGATGTCCTCACCAATGAACGTATCCTTATCAGCATTAGCCTCGTCCATCGACTCAATAAAGAATGAGATGTCACCATGGAACTCACGCATCTTGTCAGCCACTGACCTATGCATCAGAAGGAATCCAAACCCAGCGTAATCAACCTTCAACAACTGGTTGAATGGCAGAGGGTGGACGTATGACATCAGGTACTTGTCATCCTCATGCGCCATGAATACTGCAGGATATGGCTGCATGATTGAACTCTCCATCTGTTTGGAGATGAAGTAAGTTCCGCTAACAACAGGTCGCTCAACCTTGTGAGCAGACTTCCATACCAACTGCAAAGCTTCGTTCGTAAGAACGATATCGCTATCGACCCAGAGTAACCAATCAAAGTTAGTCTGCTTATGCCAGACATCGAATGCAGTCTGACGTTGTCTACCTATCTGATTACCTTGCACACGTTGTGCGCTAGTAATAGGTAGCCCAGCAGTTAACAGCGTGTACACCACGCCTTCCATAAACTTGCCATCGACTGTTCCATTGTCACACCAACAGACCATTATCTGGTCATTAGGTTCGCTGGTAACAGCTCGCTTTGCAGGGTTGCCTGACTTACCCATTGTGATTTCCTCCCCATCCAGTTCCCTTGAACTGTATACCTGGCGCTGTCCACACACGTGTCATGGTTCGATGACACTGGTCGCAGTCAGGACCAACTTCGAAATGTATATTGAATTCTTTCTTAAACGAACATTCTCTACATTCGTATTCGTATGTAGGCATTAGTATGGTGTTGCCCCTCCGAGATACTCAGTTATATCTCTTAGTCCCTTGTTGATAATCTGCTCCACTCTTTGTGGAGAGATGTCCCATTCTTTTGCAATCTCAGCAAGAGGCGCATCAGTTGAGTATTTAGTTTTTAATATCTGATGTGTTCGTAAGTCTAGCTTCTTCATTGCTCTGTCTACATCAGCTAACATAGCCAAAAGATTATTACCTTCGTTCGGTTGCTTCTTTGCTTTAACGCCATGGATATCTGGGTCCATCACTTGGTTAGTTAAGTGAGCATCATCAGAACCAATAACCTTAATAAGAGTTTCAATCATAGCCAAGCGGTAGAAGTATTCATCACCTAACTCATAACCAAGCGCACGAGCTTTCTCTTTGCGAGCGTATCGCTCGCCTGCTCTGCGTATGAATGTGCTGAATGCTTTGTATCCTTGCTTGCGTTCTATCTCATCCTCACGCATTAGGTATTCGGATACTTTATCTTTACGCTTCCATGCATATTCATTCATAGCCTGCTTAACATCTTCAAGCTCAACAAACCTGTGATATCTTTTTGCTATACCCCAAGCAATGGTGCTTGTTATGTCATTGATTGCAGACCAAATCTCATGGTCTTTATCTAGGTCAGTCAAGGGATTTCACCAAGTATTCAACAGACCTAAGCATTAATTTAATATCATCATTGAGTAAACCAAGAGCACGATTGTGATTAGAGCAAAGCAAGCCACGCACCTTGCCAGTTGCATGGTCGTGGTCTATATCAAGAGCTCTGCCTTCTGGCTTCTTGCCACAGATGTGGCAACCACCATCTTGTTCTTCAAGCATACGGTCGTAATCTTCCACGCTAATTCCATACATACGGATACGTGAGATACGTTGCTCTTCGTAAGTCTTATTCCGATTTCTTGGCATACTTAGCCCACACCCCACGCTGTACCATTAGTGCGATGATGGCGTAATTAGCCAGGTCAACAAACGAATCTTCAAGAGATTCGTTCTTAGGTTTCTCTGACTTGGGACTATAGATAAGATTCTTTAATCTCTCTAGCTTGTCCGACATACGTACCATCAGCCCATTGGTTGCGCCACCTGGTGCATGCCAGATGTTGTATGGACCGTAATCAATTTGTTTCTTTACTAGAATCGCAAGCAATTCATCGTAGATTTTTTGAGCATCCTCTTCGAATTGCAGGATGGTGGTATCTTCAGACAACGAGCTCCCTCTATTCATCCAGTGCGTTAATCAACTTAGTTAACGCTTGAGCTCCTTGGCTGACAATTATACTATTAACGTCACTATCAGGCGGTAGCGACACGCGGATGGCTTGAGGTATTGCATCAGATAAACGGCGGGCTAGTTCTTGTCCTGGGTTGGAACCATCCTCTTTGGCATCATTATCGGTGGCTATAACAACGCGCCCAATGCCGTCAAAACAACGGCTAAAGTGAGGCTTCCAAGCATTAACGCCAGCCACAGCGACAGCAGGATGACCAGCAAGGGTAGCAGATATCGCATCAATCTCTCCTTCTACAATCAATACTTCATGGACAGCATGAAGGATAGCACTGACATTATATAGGTGGTGCTTCTGACCAGTAGGAATCATATACTTTGGGTCGCCGTCATCTATACGGCGGAACTTAAATCCAACCACACCTGACTCTGTTATGTATGGGATAGATAGATGATGCTTCAACCTATCCTCATGACCAGGTGCAGGGTCAACCACATACCCAAGCTTGAATCGTTCGGCTCCATCAAGGATGCCACGCTTCTCAAGGTATGCCTCGGCTGGTGAACCAGCAAGGTTGGCATGATATGTGTTGGCTGCTTTAGTCCAAAGGTCTATGAGCTTTTGATTTGGTTTCACTTCTTCTCCTGCCTATGCACTACGAAAGGAGGAGCAGTATACACATCATTCTTCGCTGCAATCTGCAGCGCTTTCTTCCAGTTAGCACCAGATGCGAGAGCACCTATGGCATAGGAAGACCCAGAACCTAAGCCATAGATGCCATCGTCGCGTAGGAAGACTGAGTACGTATCATCTACTTCATAGATGGTTCCATTCACAGCCATTAAGAAAAGGAATTCATATTCATCTGTCTTCTCATCATGAATGAATCCGTTATCACGTAAGCATTCACGCATATTAGGAATGACGGTTGTAATCATAAAATGATATATGTCTTTTGTGTTAGCTGGTATGGCTGGTGGTTTCCATATGTGTTGGACTATGTCACATGGTTGAGTTGTGCCAGCACCAGCGATTAGAAACTTACCGCGCTTAGTAATCTTAGTTACGATTGGATGTGAGTAAGGGCGACCCTTCTCAGTTGTAGTTCTACTATCGGCTGCAATCAAGCAGCCGTCTGGTTCTTGAATACCAATGATTGTTGTCATCGAACTGACCTCAATCTAGGTGGAGTCCAACGACTACTGGACTTGCGTCCACGTGTCGGAGCTGGGCTCTTCGACTCCTTACCTATGTTCTTCTCTGCCCATTTACGAGCGTCTGAGTATGTTAAGTTTTCACGAGCCATGACAATCTGTATACCAGCGCCACGTCCGCTGCATGCATAACATACCCAGACACCCTTCTCCGAATTAACCGAAGCAGACTTATGTGAGTCATCATGTACAGGACAAAAGATGGATTTGTCCCCACCTAGCGGTAGGTCTAATCCGTAATGACGAAAGACTGCTTCAAGAAATTCGGGTTGGTTCATGACCTAATACCAATTCCTTTCCTGGTGAAACCTGTACGCTTCGCACCAAGTGTCGTATCGATGTAGCACATACTTGTGTGCTTCCTGTGTTTGTTTGAGTAATGACCACCCTGGTTTTGCCCAGAGTAATTGCCATACTCCACGTGCTCCACTCGACTTGTTGAGGGAGTCCACGTTGTATCGGCTCTCCTTGTATGCAATACGAATCGCACACTGAGCCTCGCGTTTGTTGGTTGTGACCTGTGTTAACGCCAACTCCACTCGTTCCTTTTTGTCCGTGACTACGGACAACTTCTTCTCGAATGTAAGTTCTGGTGATAACGCTTGGGCTGGTGCTGCTATCGGCAGCATCATTCCAAGTATAGTCACTAGCACTAACCGCATAGTTACCTCTTTTCATTTTGTGAAACTCTGTCACAGCTTCACTGATGTCCATTGTAACCTGCCTGTTTTAGCAGATTCACCCAGAGTTCCGCAGGCATTACTGCATACGACTCTGAGATATTAGATGTGCCACGCTTTTTTATTAGCACAACTCCTGTTTCCGCATCCGCATGAATCATCTCATCCTCAAGTTCTTTTAGATAACCAGGGATGTTGATGCGTTTTTCATTCTTGCATTCTATAACAACACCATCGATACCATCAATGTCACCCACATCATCATGGCGACCAGCACCGTAAGCTCGTTCAGCACATGGGTAGCCCATGCTGATAAGCCATTTGACTACGTCACGTTCGTACTGTGAGCCTTTGCGTTTGGATGGTGTAGTCATTAGAACTCAATCGAAATCCAAATTGGTCCGATGTCTAAATTAAATCCCCATCTGTCAATACAGATGCCAAGAGCAAACCTTCTAAAATTAAAACCAATATGGAACCAACGCTTTAATATAGTAAACTCAATCGTCTTCATACATAATCCTTTACTAGTATCTCTTGAATAATTATATTCCTACTGCGCCTAATCTTCTTGCGCTCCATTGGGGTTGTCCCGCCCCACATGCCATAAGCCTCATGTCTTATAGCCCATTCCAGACATTCATTCTTAACCACGCACTTGCCACATATCTTGCGTGAGTATGTATATATATCAGTACCACTTCCTCCTTCTTCTGGAAAGAAGAACTCAATACCAATCTCTCTACACAACCCCCTGGTCAAGTCTGGAAATTTCATCTGCACTTCCCTTTCGTAGTAACTTCATTGCGGACAATAAGTTTTCTATAGTAACCAAGTAACCTTTACTTCGGTTCGGGGGAATCTCACAAGTAATCTCGTGACCCCAGTTCTTGACTACATATCTTACGTAATCTGTCGGAACCATAATCACGCCTTCTTCTAAGACGAATGCCCAGTAATCAGCTTGCGTTACTGATAAACCAGATGGTTCCCAAGATTGGGATTTAAGATACCAGCACTCAACCTCAATGTAAACATTGTTTGTCTTGTGCCACTTGCGGTCACGCTTTACTTCAACAGTTTTACCATTGGTCAGAAGTTGTTCAACTAGTTTCTCACCTTCACGACCATATGAGAAATCTAAATCGAAACTTGATTTAGTTACTTCCATTGGCTCATCGTCCTTGCTCTAAACAATTCTGTCGATGAGTTATACAGAGTCATCTTGCTAGCTTCTGCTGCCAGTGTTATGTACTCTTCAGCATTCGGGTCAGCTTTACCGTGACGATTCTTCACGACAGCCACACGATAAACATTAGATGCGCTATCCAGCGCCACGGATAAGACGAGTTCTGGTAGGGCTGCAACCTTGCCCATCAGAGCCTTACGTGGCGCTGGGTAGTTTGGCTTAGACATCTTCTCGTTCTCCGACACATGGTGAAGAACGATGAAGGCAGTTTCATATTCACGAGCCATATAGTGGAACGCTGACATTGCATCACGCAATGCAGTCCACTCATTGTCGCTTGATGAAGCGACGTTCATTAAGTTATCAACATACACCGCCACAGGTGCAGCACCGTGCAGTTCAATCCACGCTTCGATTTCTTCCTCGATGTCTTGTAACGAGGGCGCTGGGTCGAAGGCAAACCGAACATGTCCTGCACCTTCAGCCAATGCATCTTCAAGAAGAACACTGGCTTCAGTATCCATGATTCTCTCAACGTCAGACACTTCTCTGTCCATAATGATTGCGCCTGCACGAGTCGCTATTGTTCTTGAATCAGAGTCCGCTGAGATATATAACGCTGGAACTTTGGAGGCGATGGCGTACCACAATGCAATCAGTGTCTTACCGCCACCTGGCTGTCCTGCAATCAAATGCAGTTGAGCCTGACGGAAGGCAACTTGACTTGCGGTAAGAGCAGGGAGCACCTCTGGTAATTGCTTACCAGCAGGTGACTCCACACCGACTACTTGTAGTAGTGAACGCATTGTTAGCCTTTAGTCCAGATTGTTTCTGCTTCAGCAACACCTGGCTTAAATGGCTTTGGTCCCTTGGCTGGGTCAAACCAACCAACGTAAGCCTTACCAGCTTTGGATACGCCCTTCTTCTTGGCGTACTTGCCACGTCCATCTGGTAGGTCTGGGGCATCTGGGTGTCCGTATGTCCACTCATTGCCGTACTTGTCTTTGACTACCTCAATTGATTGAGGTGATGATGACACTGGCTGAGGATTCATGCCAGCATCTTGGAGTGCTTGAATAGCTTGCTCCATGTTAGGTGCGTATGCATTACCTGTTGGTCGATTAACCAACACGGCTTGCAGGCTTTGTGCTTCATTGATTGCCTCAATAGCTGCATTCAAATTAGCTTTGAATTCGGCAACACTCATACCTCGGACGGTAAATAAGTCCTGCCCATTCAACTTGCCAGTATATGAAAACGTAGATTCAGTCATCTACTTTTTCCTTTCCTTCCCCTTTGTTGTAGGTATTTGCAGAGGGAAATCTTTTGAGCCCATTGCTGGACACTTCTCTTGGAATGAACACATCTTACAGTTTTCTCCAACCGATGGTGGGAACCAACCTTTAGACACGGAGTCATTCATTGCACCAAATACATAATCAAAGTAATCAATACTCAAATGCGATAAGTCAAACAGGTCATCGAGCTGACCTTGTCTTGTCATAAAGAATGCACCGAACTTTGGGCGAATGCCATATATCTTTTCAATACCGCTGGCATACAAGCCAGCTTGAATCATACCGAACGGTGTCCTAGCACCAGTCTTGAAGTCGACTATTACTAAGTCTTCCCCCACTTGGTAAATGACATCAATGACAAAGCGTACAGGTGTGCCTCCGAAATGCACACTTGCATCCCATTCGATGCCAGGACGACCGTCGGGCAGGGTGGCGATTTTCCACCCAGACTGAGCATACCACTTCTGGTAAGCCTCAACCTGTTTGAGTCCATCACTCTGCCAGAACGCTAGGTCTTCCCCATCTGGGCGAGCTGCGGTCTTACGACCTGCAGTCTTCCAATCAGAACTAGGAACACCTGTTTGTTCTTCGGTAACTCTAACAGATTCATTAAATACTTCAAGCCATTTTTCAGTTAAACTCATCATCATCCTTCGGAGTGTAGTCTGGGTTATCTATGGGGGTAGGGGTAGTCATCGGCGACCCACAGGTCGCACAGAAGGAATCAGTAAACCACATAACAAGCTCATAGTCTTGGAAGATGGCACGGATAATCTGGATGTTGGAGCCACAGTTGATACACTCATTGCTAGGTATCCCCCGCTGGTCAATTAGATTCTTGTTGGGTTCTGTAGAACTCATGGTTCAACCATTCCAGCATCGAGTGGACTGCTGAGCCAGCAGCCAAATAAACAGCTGGTTTCTCTGGGACCATTGCGACTTTGCTGAGGTAGTATTTCTGCGGGCAGGATTGCCAAGTAGAAAGCTGACTATAGGAACGATGTGGGGGCAGTTGATTCATATGCATAGTGTATTCTCCAAGTCGGACAAATCGGGTCCGACACGCCGTTTGTTTTTTAACCAAGTTCGTGATAAGTTTGAGGGGTGGAGGGCGGGAAAGGCTCGCCTCAGGGCGAGCCGTGAAAAGAATAAGACATGGGATGAATTCTATCCAAGGTTCAATGAACTCCACGGACACTACATAGCAAGGTTCCACAAGAAGATTGACTACGCAAAGATGGACCCCAACTCCAGAGCTTGTCTACCAGACAAGCGATACTGGGAGGGATGGAATGCAGGATTAGATTGGGCTCATCGAATAGTTGATGGGGATAAATCAGCAGATTAAAAACAAAAAGAAGGGGGAACCGTTTGGTTCCCCCTATCTCTTTGGCTCCCTACCATTCAGGCGGAGCAACTGCGAGCGCATCCAGCGTGGCTAAGTTGATGCACCCGACTGCTGGAATGGAAAGCGTATGCTGCAAACCCTTAAGCACTTCAGCCAGGGGAGCATCTAGCACATCATCTCCAGCTATATTCAGCGCCACTCGAACTTTCTCTACTAGTTCGTGACGCTCACCTGGTGATACCAGGGATATTAGTCTGTTCTGTTCCACTATGTAATTGGAACTTCTGTATCAATAGTCTGTAGTTGAACCGTAACTATTCCACCAAATCCCGACGCAAAAGAGGGAGGTGAAGTTTGCTCGAACTGTAAAGCGCGGATAGTACAGAGTCTTTCTTCTCCTGAAGAAAAGTCCTGGAAGAGTACCGCGCCTCCATTTTGTTCAATACGTTCCAAATAGTTAATGCGTTCCCATGGGTTGGATACTCTTGTGACTCCATTTGAATCGCGCTCCTCTTCGAAACATAGTAACGGAACTGTAATTGTACGAGAACGAAGTGGTGCTGGTAGCGCACGACACTGCCATTCTTCTACCATCGGACCAACTGTTGCATCACTTGTACTTCTAGTTAAAGTCAGTTGAATCTCGAAGTGGTCAGCTGGTTGAAGACCAGCAGATAACTGGAATTCTGTTGAGCCATTAAGCGGGATAGCATCAATCAATGTTGAGTTGAGCTCTTGGTCGTAAACAGAAAAACCTACTCGACCACCACCCTCGCAACGTACTGCAATAGATACTGGTTGTTTATTTTCTGCAGTACCCCAACGAATCCATCCTGATTTAATAACTCCAGAGGTGGCAAGGTTTGTTGCATGCTCGGTCCATATTCCAGACGCACCAACCATAAACTTCCTGGCTGATACCCCTAGAAAACAAACACCAATAACATTAGACGAATCTGTTTCTAAGTCTGAAGCATAGGCATAGCCATTATCTATAGGTTGACCAAGGTCAATCTTCCATAGACCTTTTTTGTTATTAATGGCAAGCGACCTGGTTGCATATACAAACCTTCCTGTAAATGCAATGTCTTGTACATCTCCAGTAATGTTTAATGGTCCGTATGTAAACGAAGCTCCATCTGTCGATTGGTTTCCTATGCGTACACCAGCTGTTGTAGCCATAACAACAAATTCGTTTAGGTATGTACGAATCTGATGTATCGTTTCACCTCGTGGTAATTCAGCAATAACAATAGGGTCATTGATTGCAGCCAATGGAGATGTATCATTTATAGTAAATGACAATACTCGTGAAATTGCACCAAGTGTATAGCCAACTATAATTGCACTATTGAGTTCGCCAACAGTATTCCATACCAGAGCTGGGTCTTTGTACGTATAACGCTCTTCAGTATTACCGATAGTTGATGGTGCTGAAGAGGGGAATCTTGATATTTCATACACCACACACTGGGTGTTGTTTTCTAATACACCAATAACTATTCTGTCTTTAACAAAACCAATAGCTTGAACGGTCCAAGTGGTAGCAGTATTTGGTTTGTTCCAAATTTTGGTTACAACCATTGATGTGCTTACTGTATAAATTGCATCCGTTCCGCCAACAATTGCGTTGTTACCATCACTTGTTAAAACATGTGCTGTTACAGATGTTGCTAACGATGTTGATGTCGCAGTATTAGTGCTAGCGTTATAGTAATAAACATTACCACCTTGAATATAAAAAGCTCCATCAGTTACTGTAGCTGGCTTAGCTGTGATAGCTGTTGTAGAAAACTGGGTAGTTGCTGGAAGTAAAGAAATAGAGCCAGTATCACTAAACACATCTATGTTGTTTGATTCATAGAATCTATAAAGGTCTGATGCGTCAGCGTCATAGTAACGCTCTCCAGCACCATGATGCCAGGATGTTGCAGACCTAAGCCACCAGTTAGACAAGGAGTTTTCACCAGCAGTCGAGCCTTGGTCAATACGTTCTTTCTGGTATGTCGTAGTGATACGACTAATGCGGTTCTGGTCAGATGCAGCAGAAAGCCAAGGAGTACTACCAATTGCATAACTAGCAGCAAAGTCTTCTCGCTGGTATTTAACCAGCGCTGTAGGAATAGACTGGCTAAGAATTACAGGTAAATCACCAACAAGTTTTTTGTTGTCTGTTGCCACGGTTTATCCTTTACTTCTTAGGGCAGTGCTGACAGCACTTAGATGTGTCTTCCTTTATTACTTTTTTATCTGGCAATGGTTTGATTACAGCCTTGACTTGATTAATAAGTTTAGGTTGATTCATCCACCAGAACCAAGGACTAGTATCGTCACCATGACCATCGTTAATAGAAATGTGTAGATGTTTTGTGTGCGGGTTGCTACCAGTATAAGCGCGATTTCCAAGACGAGCCTTGTCTTTCGACCAAATCTTCTTGTTGAAAATAAGGTATTTAACTCGCTTATCTTCTTTAAGTTTTTCGAATATGTCACTACAATCGACCCCGCTATCAGGGTCATGGGTGAGGTCGACTGCTAGCCCAGTATTGTGGTCCGAAGTCGGACTCGCCTTGAGGTGAGCAGCACTGGGCAGGAGCCCATCGCTTGCCTTCTTGCGTTTCGGTGCTAACGCCGTCGCTTGACGGAGCACAGCAACAGCAGCAGGTGTGGCTTTCTTGGCTACAGTTTTCATTCATTTCCTTACTCTACTCATAATCAAATCGCTTTTATCTCTTAGTTCTATTCCAGTTTTTTTTATCCACTGTAGGTATAAGTCATAATCGCCTATGCCATATATACCAAGGGTTGTATCACCAGTCATAATTTTAGCTAAACGTTCATATGATTGATAGTTAAGCAGATACCAGTTCGGGTCATCCTCCCAATGCAACTTACGTTTAGGAGTGCTTTCATTCCAAGATGCTTTATATTCGTGGAACATGAAATCAACTGGAGTATTTATTAATTTAATACCACGAGTGTAGAACCGTAATCCTAGAGATGGTTCTTCTCCATGAAAATAAAGCAATGAATCATAAGGAACTTCTTCTATTATTTCCTTGAAACAGAATAAAGAATTACCAGACACATAATAGATTTCATCTCCATAGGGATTGAAACTAGCTTCTTGAAATGATGGTCCAACCATCTTTTCAATTTCATCCCAAACAGGAACTATCTTTAATAAATTACTGCGGTAATGAAACTCATCTTGTTTATTGTCGTTTACTTTATATCCTTCTGGGTAGGTAGTAAAGACAATCTTTCCGTAATGTGCATACGATGACAGGTAAGAATTTACAATTGCCCTATCCCATCCTGCTCTAAACCTAGAATGAGAATCTGTCTGAAGAAAGAATGTTCCTTTAATATCCCTGGAACCTATTTCCCTAGCCCAACAAACTCCCTTACTTTGACTCCAATGAAACTTGTAATAAGTTAACTGTTCTTCTGGAATGAAAGATAGGTCGGGATGTTCGTCATCTTCAGCTTGAGAAACTATAGTAAAATGTAAATTATCAGGGTCTGAAGAATTATCCCAGGCGGAACGAATGCTTGGTAATAGTTCAATATCCCTATAACTTGCTATAGAAACATTGATACCAGACATCTATTCACTTTCCCGCTATGAGTTCAAATAGACTATCAACACGCTTCTCTAATCTATCGACAGAATCGCGGAGGCTTGTGCCAGAATTTGGCTTGAGTTCAGCAAGGTAGTGCTTGACCAACCAACGAACTGAGCCAGCAAAGCTGGCGACTATTGTGGTAACCGCTACCGCGATACCAGCCCATTCGTTGGTGCTCATTACTCTGTCTTACCGAACGCTGAATCAGATGTATCTAAAGCACGGAGCACGACGGGCAGCACTGCCACGACTCCTGCTGTGAAGATAGCCTTGAGTCCCGCTGCATCAAGAGTGAAGATATCCCCACCAGTAGCAGTAAAGGCAGCAAGGCAAGCACCAATAAAATGGCGGACATAGCTTTTAACAGCTGCAAAAGTTTTTTCATTCATTTATTTCTCCTATATTAGTTATCCACTGAATCCAGTTAATGTTCTGGCAGTTCCATTACCACCAGCTCCACCATCTGAATAAAAAGTACCGCTAGTATTAGTTTCGTAGCCCAAACCTCTAGCACCACCAGTAGCAGAAACTTGAGTTACGGAACCACTGCTACAAAGAATTGTTACAGAGCCAGCGCCAGAACCTCCACCACCACCAATAGAAGCACCAGTAACACCTCCGCCTTGTGAACCATTAGACGAAATTGTTCCAGTTCCAGAAAGAGTTCCTGTTACAAAAATAATTAAAGTTCCACCAGTTCCAAAGTATCCGTCAAGTGTTGAGTTTCCAGTGTATGCACTGTCCCCAGACCTACCTGACCTTCCACCTGGATTTCCAGCACCACCGCCAGAAGCATTACCACCACCTACTGAATCACTTCTTCCACCAGCACCACCGTTTGCACCACCAGATGTTGCTGTTCCTGAGTTAGCACCGCCACCGCCAGCACCACCAGAGAATGCACTACCTGATGCACCTGCACCGCCAGTTCCTGATGTTACTAAATACTTACCACCTGAGCCACCGCCACCTGTACCACCATTAGAACCATTTGAGCCGCTGTTTCCAGGACCTGAGCTGCCTGTAAATGCAGCACCTCCAGCACCACCGCCTGATGGAACTTCTGGATTGGTTACAGATGAATATGTTCCAGTGATGATACGAATAGTATTGTTTGGATTAGTTAATGAGTTTGTGCTTGCACCACGAGCCGTCATGGTAATTGTTCCATTGACGGTTAAGTTTCCCTGAACCCAAATGCAAGTGAAAAGTTTTCTTACACTGGGCTGGAAAGTAACTCCAGCATCAATAGTTAAGTTTCCATTGACAACAATAAGCGCAGCAGCGGAGTCTTCTGTATTAGTAAACCATTCTTCTGACGTGAAACTAGAAACTGTTGTGTTGCCTTGTTTAACCACATAATCGTAGTTGTTCAGACCAAGACTATTGACGGTTAATGCACCTCCAACAGTTGGAACATTTTGTCGATATCCACCATTGATAATTTGTTTCATAACATCATACATGCTTGTTTGAGATACGCTTACTCCAGTAAGCGTATTCTTTGCTAGTCCAGATTGTTTCTCTCCAGTAGAAATTGATGAAGATGAAAATATTTTATTAGCCATTGGTTATACCTACCTCTGGTTTTGTAATTGTTGTTTCGTCAACCCAAGAAACGGTATTGTCGTCCCATACCCATGGAACTGATTCATTTTCTTTTCCTTGGGGGTAAGGGACAGGTGGCTCCCATTGGTAAGTAGATTCATTTAGAATCCATGTTGAGTATAGCTTAGGTGCTATAAATGCATCTTTTGAAGAATCATAAGAATCTCCAATCCCAGCATATCTTTTTCTAAATGAACCATTGTATGAAGTTTGTTTCCAGTTAGAATATCCATGAAGGTTTGTCAAAAAATCAATGCCAGCCTGTTCGGATTCAATGCCATCAATTGTTATGACATCATTGCTAACTACGTGAACAGCTATTACAATATTGTTATCATTTAGTTTTGCAAAATGTGCCATTAGAATCTAATACTCCCATCGGCGTTAAATTGATATATGTAATTAGAACCACTTGTAGTAGCAGTTGGGGAGCCAGTTGTAATTTTTGCAGGTACTGGACTGCTTATGATTACAACACCAGAACCACCATTACCGCCAGTACCGTCGCAAGAACCCCCTCCGCCAGAACCTGTATTGGTAGTTCCATTACCACCGTTTCCAGATTCGTTGCTACCTATACCACCTCCGCCAGAGCCACCTGCGGTATATCTAGCGCCACCACCGCCACCTGCTCTGGTTACAGAAGTTCCAGTAATGCTTGATGCAGAACCGTTACCGCCAGTACCGCCTACTGCTGAATTAGCAGCACCAGCACCTCCTGCTGCACCAGCACCACCCCCGCCTCCAGCTCCATAGTATGAAGTTCCACCAGCTCCACCTCCACCATTATTTCCTTGTGTTTTGTATGAAGCAACATCGGAAGTCAAACCAGAATTACCATAAGAAGTTTGGTCCGCGCTTCCTCCAGCAGAGCCTCCACCACCACCACCACCGTTAGAACCGCTCATAGCGCCTCCGCCTCCGCCAAGGGCATATTCACCAAAAACAGTGCTTGCCGAACCAGGGTTTCCAACTGCGCTAGAACTTGATGTTCCTCCGCCACCGCCCCCGACTACCATCGTATAGGTTCTATTTCTATATATGGTTTTTGAGCCTGTTAAATAACCACCAGCGCCACCGCCACCGCCATTTCTAGCAATACCTGTTGAACCACCACCACCACCGCCTCCTGCGATTACTAAATAATCAACAGTTATGGGAATAAGGGCTGTATCTTCGGCAGCATTAGTTTCTTTTATTAGCTCCTGAGCAAAGCTAGATTTAGATAATTTAGATATAGCCATTATATTTCCTTATGTTTATAGTTCAGAACCGAAGGCTGTAAAAGTCAATGAGCTTGCTGCGGATGCGTAAGTTACAATTACATTTCCTGAAGAAAGTGTTACACCAAGAGTTAGCGCCACCGAATCATTTGCTGCAATTGACACGTCATATGCAATGTAGTGTGAGTCAGCTAATGTAGTACCAGTTGTTGGCTTAACAGCCAAACGGTATGTACGTGCAGAAGTTGAACGATTAGCTACAACAATTGTTGACACAACAGCAGATGAACCAGAAGATACTGTGTAAAGGTTCTCAGCGGTAGTGGCAGCAGCAGCAACTTGACCTAGTATTTTGTATGCCATTTATTTATGCTCCCATCAATAGAAAAGGGTCTAAGCTGGAGGCGGATACCTCCGAAGCTTTTGCTAGTGGGAACCCACCAGCTGTAGAACCATCGTGTACAACGATAGTGTCTTTGTCGGTGTCGATTGTTATCTCGCCGAGCAAACCTGTAAATGTCGAGTGTTGTGATGTTGTTCCTCGACGTAGTTGTAATGCAAATGCTGGCATTGTTATGCTCCCATCATCATAAAGATGTCGGTCAATGGGTCAGTAACAATAGTTGCCCATGACGCTGTTGAACCGTTTGTAGTCAAATATTTTCCACCATTACCAGATTGAGATGGCAGGGCATCCACAGTTCCCCAACTTGCCGTTGAACCATTGGTGGTTAGGTACTTGCCAGTATGGGTTGCTTGCGCTGGTAGTACATATACACTTGATGTATCAAGTGATACGGTAACCGCCCCGCTTCCACCACCTCCGCTTAAACCTGTACCAGCGGTAACTGCAGTGATATCACCAGAAGTTGTTACAACTTCCCACGCAGTTCCGTTATAGACATTCATATTCTTATTGGTTGAGTTCCAATAAAGAGCGCCTTCAAGAAGAGCATCTCCGTCATTGTCTAGTGTTGGAGCCGATGCTTTAGAGCCAAGATATCTGTCATCAAAGTTGTCGTAACTTGTAGCAGCAGAGCTGGCTGAAGTTGCAGCAGATGACGCACTTGTAGCAGCAGATGTTGCACTGGTTTGTGCTGATGCTGTTAGGGTTGCAATGTTTAGATAAGTACTAGTTGTTGTATCGGTGTCAGTAATAGAACCAAGGTCACGTAAGATACCTGAACCAGTAAGACCAGTTACTGCGGTAAAACTATTAGCAGCACTTGTTGCTGATGTAGCAGCACTTGCTGCACTGGTGGCAGCAGCTGTTGCAGACGCTGCAGCCGAAGTAGCTGAGGTTGCAGCAGCAGTAGCCGAGTTAGCAGCGCTGGTTGCCGAAGTTTGGATAGCAGCAACTGAGGCAGCAGCGGTTGTTGCACTAGCAGCAGCACTGGTAGCACTGGTCGCTGCAGCGGTTGCTGAAGTTGCAGCAGAAGCTGCCGATGTTGCAGCTGCCGTAGCTGAAGTGTCTGCAGAAGAAGCAGATGTTGCAGCAGCAGTGGCTGATGTAGCAGCGGATGATGCACTTGTTGCTGCTGCGGTTTGAGATGTTAATGCGCTTGCTGCAGATGTGGCTGCTGCTGTAGCGCTTGTTGCTGCCGAGCTTGCAGATGTGGCTGCTGCGCTAGCAGAACTAGCAGATGCTGTTGCTGAATTAGATGCTGATGTAGCAGAGGTTGCTGCAGATGTAGCACTGGTTGCAGCACTAGCTGCACTAGTTGAAGCAGCTGCTACTTGAGCATCAGCAAAGTCTTTACGTACTGCATCAGAAGATGATGTTGGTGTTGCAAGATTAGTAATCTTGTATCCACCAGCATCAAGAATAGAACCAAGGGTTGCCGTGGTTAGGGTCTTACCAGTAAGAGTTTGCGCTCCGCCAGTTCCAACAATATCTCCAGTTACTCCATGTGCTGAGGTTGCAGCTTCATGGCTGCGAGAATCTGAATAGTCACGACCAGAAACACCGTGTTCAACAGTAGCACCAACAGAGTGGGACTTGGCGGTTGAGCCATCAACACCGCGAGTTACCGTGTATGCGCTACCAACAAGACCAGTGACATCAATGATTTCTTCATTGGCTGTATCTTTTTCAAGGATGAGTGTGAATGGATACTGCGATGGTAAACCAGAAGCAGCAGCCAGTTGCAAGCTTGTAGAGCCTGAATCGACAGCGCTAGACAGTGTTGTCTTAGCAGCTGTCGAGCTGTAATAGCGTGTAATTGATGGCATTTATTACCTCGTATACTGGATTGTGTTTAGGAAGTTGGCTTGTTGCTTAGCAATCTCTTCTGCTAGGCGAACTGTGTAAAGTTGGAATATGTACTTAGCAGCATTGGTTGATGCTCCAGCTTGTACTGGTTGGTCAATAACATCTGCAGATACCGATGTTGCTGTTACCTTTCCTGGGTCTACTGTTGACAGTAAACGATACATAGCACCAAGACGAACTACATCTTCGCATGATGCTGGAAGCCCGCTAACCGTTAGTTCTTGGTTATCGGTGATTGTTGTTGGAAACTTTGTATATTGAACATTGACTGTGCGACCAGGCATTGGTGATTCTTTTAGAATCAATGCCTGCTTGATGGTTGAAGTAGTGGTGTCGTAATAGTTTTTATCAACACGGTAGTTCTTAATAATTTGCCATACGCCAGTTGAATCTGGAACATCCCATGAGATGCCCACAATATCTTCCATTGCATCTGGCATTAAGTATGAATAATCTGCACCGTTAAAAGTAAATGTATAGTAAGTAATGCAAGGGAAGTTCATTGCCTTGATTGTTTCAAGGATTGCTCGCTTAACTTGATTACGAGGGAAGATTGGATTGTTTCGTACAACCGAACCAGCTACGTGACTTGTTGCTGTGGTTCCACGCCAGCCACGACCAATTGGATTTCCAGCCACGCCAAGTGCTTGGATAGTACCGCTAGTCTGAATAGCTTTCTTTACATAAATTAACTCATCGTCAATTTCAACGATTCCTCTGCTGATTGCTGATGCGTCATCAACCAACATGGTTAGGTCGCCAGCAGTTGTGGCGCTAGTAATAACCGTAACTGATTCTTGGTTTTTGACGTAGGAGTTAACTTCGCCAAGGGTCTGTTCGGTCAGCTGGTTTAGTGTTGCCATTATGCTTGCGCTGCCCTTCCAATAAGGTCAGATGCTCTGACCGCTTTTTGAATGTCTTTCATTTTTGTTGAAGCAGGTTGAATTCCTAGCTTGCGAGCGTCACGATATGCGCTCAATTCTTTATCTGTGTTTTTAATATCGGCTGATACATGCTCATTGCTAATACTTAGATTAGCTGCACGAAGACAATCTCCCCAAGACTCATGGTCTTGAGTTGTACATCCACTTCTACACTTCGACAATGTATTCACCGTATCCTGCAGCAGTTAACTCTGCTGCCTCTGCGTCAGTAATTGGGTTGTCATATCCACCACGAAGCACCTTGTCATAATCAGCCAAACTGCTATCTTGTGGTGAAACTATGGTTGACCAAGTTCCATTCTTCTTAACAACTGTCTTGCCCCATGGGTAAGAAACAAACCAAAGGTCATATTGAAGACCAAGCTTGATTGTCATGGTTGGTCCACGAAATATCTTTGCCATTACCACTTCACCTTGTCTGCCCAGTATGCTGCGGACATAACACCCTTGGCTATGTTCTTAGAGTGACGAGCCTTGAATGATTGGCGACGTTGGCGGTAAGACCTTGTTTCTCCAGCCTTCTTGGGAGAGCCTGATACACCTTGCTGACCAAACCTAATTGTCTTTACTTGTGAGCCAGACTTGGCTACGACAACATGGGATTTAGTGGGATGACTGGGTGTGCGCTTGGGTTTATTAAACCCTGCTACTCCCGCCCTCTTTAGCCTTGGGTCCATTCTTCTTATACTCCCCGACTTTTCCTAGTATCGATTGAATACGTCCGTCTTTACGAAGACGAACAATCATTCCATCTTTAATCTGTATTGGGTTAAAACTATGTTTCGACTTGTACTTACCAGACGACATTACTTTTTCTTTAGCTTAGGCTTCTTTACTGCCATCTTCTTGCCAGTCTTTTTGGCTTCAGCTTTAGCCATAGCCATTCCTTTAGCAGTATATGCAAATTCTTTCTTTCCTACTTTTGGCATTATTCTTCATCCTTGTCTGTAAATTCTGGTGACTCTAATTCCCAATCGGGCAGATGACGAACCATTAGTTCCCACGCTTCGCCTTCTGTAAAACCTGCTTGTGCAAAAGAGTTATACAATTCATGTGCTTGATGTGCATACTCTTGGAGTGGCGTAAAGAAATCTAACGGTAGTTCTTCAGCCTTTTTCTTTTTAGCCATTGTTCTCCTTGCGTGAAGAGGGGTGGTTGCCCACCCCTCCCACTTTGTAAACTACGCAGTTGCGATGCTTGACTTGGTCTGGATGACGTAACGTGCTTCCTTGCGGAAGATGTTCCATCCGAGTAGACCCTTCCAACCCGCTGGGCGGAAGCGCATCAACTTATCTGTTACAGGACCGATAACTGTCTTTGGCTCGTAAGAAACAGCCTCAAGAAGAGCCTGCTTTCCGAGAAGAACAGTTGCGTATACCTTTGAAGTGCCTGAGCCAGAGATTGACTCGCAGCGTGGAGATTCGATATAACGAACTTGGTCGTAGATACCGATTTCACCATTCCAAAGGTTGGCAACGCCAGCCTCTGTGTAGGTGTGAGGCAACTGCCATACAGCAGAACCAGATGATTGAGCTTCTGAACGAAGGTCATAAGATACATCTGGGTGAATTAATGCTGTGTAGAGTCCGCCTTCACGTGGCTGTACGTTTGCGCCACGAAGCTTGGCAACACCCTTACGTGCAAGAGCAGCGGTTAAGTATGCAGCTGTGGTGCTTGAAGATACGTTCTCACCGTTGATGGTTGATTCATCAGCAGAAGTTGTACCTGTGTAACGCATTGTTGCAAGAGATGTCAGCTTGTTCCAGACCAAAGAGTCTAGAGAGTCGCGCATGTTGAATGACAACATGTCTGCAACAGCTGGGTCAATTGCTGAAAGTGACTCAAGAGCCAAGCGCTCAGTTGTGATTACAGCATTGCCGTATTCATCTACTGTAACATTCACCTTGTTGGTGTTGTTAAGTGTTACTGCGTCTGGGTCTTGTGTCTGAGTTAGTGCAGTAGTTGCACGTGATAGGTCCTGATAGACCTGGAAGACGACGGTGTTACCTGGGTTTGTTACATCGACTGGGCGCTTGTCCGCAAACTTACGGAACATTGGCTCAGAGCGAAGGTTAAACTCAATGTACTTGTCATACGCCGTCTGAATCAAGTTCGACATCGTTGATGTCGTTGTTGACGTTGCTGGTGTAGTAGGCATGATTTCCTTCTAATTGGGGTTGATTGTGGACGTATCAGCCTTTGAGTAGATTACTTAATTCCTCTGGCGAACTTACGTTCGCAATCCGAGAAGCTAAGTCCTGACCCACGTATGGGTCAATATCTCCATTGTCAAAGTCTGACATTCGCTCATATGATTGAGCGTCAGGGGACTCAGTCCCCTCTTCAACGGCTTCGATACCGAATGCATCGCCGTATTCATTTAACCATTGTGCGACAGCATCCTCGTCCGCTTCAACTTCATCTGGGATGAATTTTGCGATTCGTGGATTGAGTCCGAAACTTTCTAGGATTTCGCCAACGGATGCTTCGTGACTTTGCGTAGTGAACTCTGCAAGGATTTCATCACGTTCTTTGACTTGCTTAGAAAGTGCGTCAATCTGTTTGCGAAGTTTCTTTACAAGGTCAGTTCCACTGCCATTGTCTTCATCTTCGTAGTCGTACTCTAGGTATTCTTCTGCCATTGTTTTCTCCCTTTATTAGTAGTTAAACCCTCATCGGGTTCTGCACCACACGTACTCCTCACCAGGGGTAGTGATTCGTAGACGTGATGACTTCCAGACTTATACACATCACCAGGGCTGGACGGTCTGGGACGGAATCTATTAAACGTCAGGTGTTCTTAAACGAGAACCTAACGATGCGCGGTCAATTGCTCCACGTTGCTGGAACTTGGCGCGTTCTTTAGAGGCAAGCTTCTTAGTCTTGATACCAACTTCAGTACCACCTGCAAGACCAAGTGCTTCACGAGTTAAGTCTTCTGTACCAGCGGTTTCGCCATACAGTGACATTAAGCGTCGGTAATCATCTTGTTCGCGGGCTGCACCTTGGAAGGCACGTTCGGCAGCATCTGCCTTACCTGCCTTGGTAATCTCTTCAGCAAAGGCTCTAGAGATACCTGTATCAAATCCTGCACGAGCAGCAGCGCCACCAACTTCAGCAGAGGTATACATCAATTTAGCTTGCTCTGTTGAATACTGGTAACGAGAGTTGATAGCATCAAATGCCTTCTCGTTATCTAGAAGATAGGCGACCAAGTCGCCAGATGATAAGCCATAGTAATCTTTAAGTGATTTAACAATTGCTTGGTCTGCCTTTTGTAGCGCATTCTGTGCAATGTTTACACGTGCTGTAAATTCACCAACGCTGATTGAGTTGGCAATAAGGTTACCTAAATCTTCTGGTTGGTCGTAGAACATTTCTGGTAATCCTGCTTCTTGCATGATTTCTCTATAGCCATCTTCGGCTGCAATGTATTCTGCAGGAGCTAGAAGTCTGTCACCAGGGCGACCCTTACCATCTGCTATACGTTTACGAATAGCCTCGTTAGCAGCAAACCGTGTCTTGTATGCATCACTGGTATAGATACTGTTAAGAACCTGTGCATCGGTAGGCATAATGTTTTCTTCATAGACCTTGTCTATGGTGTCAACTAGTGACTTAATAAATGCATCACCAAGTCCTGTGTTCTCAAACATCTTCATGACTGAGTCACGAGCACCAAAGTCCTTGTAAGATTCGATTAACTTACCAAGAGAACCATCGGACATCTGCTCGTATACTTCAACAACGCCACCAGTTTTACGAACCGTACGTGTTCCAGTAACCTTTGGCTTAGCAGCATCGGCTGCAGCAGCAGCCTGCATAGCTGCAATCTGTGCAGTTAGCGCAGCAATCTGGTCAAGAATTGCACCTGTTGCTGCTGCATCAGGACCTTTACCACCAGCACCAGTATTAGGGTCGCCACCAAAAGATGGACTAGAAGTTGGTGTGGGTGATGGAGTAGGTGTCGGGGTAGGTGTTGGGGTAGGACTAGGTGTAGGTGAGGGCGTTGGGCTAGGTGAAGGACTTGGGGTAGGACTTGGAGTAGGTGAAGGACTAGGAGTAGGTGAAGGACTAGGAGTAGGTGAAGGACTAGGAGTTGGCGAAGCAGTTGGTTTCGGTGAAGCAGTTGGTGTTGGTGAAGGGGTTACTGTTTGATTTTGATATCCAACATTTACTGTAGTTCCAGACCAAATCATGTTTCCACCCTGATACTTAGGGTTAGATTCAAACTTTGGATTTAGCTCTAAAATTTCCGCAACTGTTGTATTGTTTCTTGCAGCAATAGATGAAAGAGTGTCACCAGGTTTAACAGTTACCTTAACTGGAACTTGAGTTGTTGTTGCTTGAGAAGCAGCATTAGCAGCTTGCATTTGAGAAATACGTGCTCGCTCTGCAGCGTCGGCTGCAGCATCATTTCGTACAGCAATTACTGAATCGTAAAAATCGTCATATGCTCCCATGTTTACCCCAGGAATCCGAAGTCTTTAAGAATACGTGAAGCAATAGAAGTCTTCTCCTCTTTTGCTGTTTGGGTATCGTCCCACTTGGCGCTACGTCGTCCAAGTTTCTTTGTGTCATACAAGTTCATTGTGGTGAAGTTGCCGTCTTTATCTTGCATGTTTATAGCTCTTTGTACATAATCATCATTAAGGTCAACTTGGTCAATATCCATTTCCCAAGTATCTGCAAGGGCTTTAAGCCATGGGTCTGCAGCTTCACGAAGAGTCTGACCTTGGTCAATAAATCTAGCCAAACCAGGAGCAAATGATTTTGCTCTAGCCTGTAGGTCGTTATCGACATCTTCTGGGTTAAGGGTTCCAGCAACTAGACCTTTCATGCTTGCCTCAAACCACTTATCAAAGCTTGCATTAGATGTTGTTTGTTGGAAACCATAATCACGAGCCATGCTATACAACTTGCCAGCCATAGTTTCTAGCTTTCCAGCTAGACCAGTGTAAACAACACGACCATCAATAGAGTTTGTCTTAACAAACTTGATTGAGTCAGCCATCAATTTGTTTAGATAGTCTTGGTCAAATCTAACAACTTTACCATCTTTGATGATGGCTTGCTTCATCATGTTGTTAGCGTATTCAATTGCTTCAGAAGCACTAATAGGTAAACCCATAGAAGCAAATTGTTTTACAATATTGCTTGCATTCTTTTGTAGGTCTGCAGCAAACTGACCTGGGTTGGTTGCTTTAGCAAAATCAAATTGGCGTTGAGTATCTGTCTGGTCACGATACCAAGATGTACCCTTGACAATAGCCTCTTGTAGCGCTGGGTCAGTAATCATTGGACCGCCATCAGCACCAAGAATTTTGTTAAGAGCAGCCAATAAACTTGGGTCGTTATTAATAACTGCAGCAGTAATACCATACATCTTTTGAAGCATAGCCATTGACAATTTATCGGCTGCCATGGGTACAGCAGTAGGCGAGTTCTGCGATAAACCAAGATTATCTGTAAAAGGATTTGGAGATGATGTAGGTGTTGGGGTCGGTGAAAAAGCTGGTGTTGGAGTTGGGGTTGGGGTTAAAGCAGAACCAGAACCAGGTATTGTTACCTTAGTTCCTGCAAATATTGTATTACCGTTATTGTATTTAGGGTTTGTTGTAAGTACAGGGTTGGCTTTAAGGATTGCAGAAACCGTAGTTCCATTTGCTTTAGCAATAGAGCTAAGTGTTTGACCAGACCTAACTGTTACTTTTGTATCAGCCATTACTCAACCACCGTTCCGATAGCATTAGGGTCCTTAAGAAGACTTTCAATAATCTTCAAGAAGTTCTTTGTTGCAAAAGATTCTGCGAAGTCGGGACGACTTCTAGCAAAGTTCTGTGCATAGATAGCTGGGTCGAAACCAGTTGTTTGAGTTGCCTTAGTTGTACTGGTTCCAAGAAGTCCACCTTTGCCTGGGGCAGTAGTGGTTGACCCTTCATAGATTGCTGGTTCCTTTTTGGCAGCAGCATTAACACCTTTAAGGTAGGCATCAATTTCTTCTTTGGTAGCAGTTCTACCAATCTCAGATTCAAATGTCTTAGTTAGATAATCTGCAGCATTAGATGGGCTGTACTGTGTTGTGGTTTCAGTACGGCTTTTAGTGGTTCCATACTTCTTTGTACTACCAGTTCCACCTGTATAGCTTGCTGGATTCCATACGTTGAGGTACATCTTTGGGTCGCCAGTTGCGCCAGACCCAGGAGTTCCTACCCAGTCAACAGCATCATCCCATACGGATTGCCATTTGTTTTGTGGAATACCAGCTTTCTTAAGAATTGCAATAAAGCTTTCGTAATATTTACGAACTTCGCTACCCTTTTTAGCTGTGGCTGCACTGTACTTAAACCAAGACTTAGCCTGGACATCATTGATACCAGCCTCTGGGTTAATACCAGGAAGTTTGATAGGAGCAATGTTTAATTTCTTTGCAGCTTCGGCATCTTTGACCGCTTGTTCGTAAGCAATCTTTGCTTCGTTATACTGCCTATCGCCTATCTTACCTTTTGGGTAATCCGAACGCTTTGGTTTCTTCACTTTGTCACCACGAATTCATTGTCTAGTTCTGGCATGTTGTTTAACCATCTTGTGGCAAATGCATCAAATTCATCAGATGCTGTCTGTAGGAAGTCATAATGGAACTGTGCAAACTGTTGCTTTAGCATTAGCTTTCTTTCATCGCTATTGTTTGGTCGGTCATACTCGTCCTTAAAGTTACGAGCCTTACCTGCCCAGAAAGCAATTTCTTCCCATTTGGTATTGCCAGTCGAGTACGCATACGTTCTCCAATCAAGATTCTTGGAGATAGTTTCAACCGCTGCAATGGTTCCATTCCAGTAGTCTTTACGTTCTTCGTCGCGTTGCTCTACCCAGCCCTTGTAGTCACTCTCAATGTCATCTACCATGTCGTCAAAGACACGTTTGATGCCAGAGTATTCGTACCTAGCTTCATAGGTTGAGGCAATTCCATACTGCTTCATCATGGCGTTGCGCCAATCAACAGCCTTCTGATACTCAGCCCAACCAACACGAGCCTGTGTTGACTTCTTTAGCTCGTCTTCGTTCTTCTTCTGAGTAATAGGGTTATTAAACCCTCCAGCAAACTTCATTCTTTTATAGATAGAAGCTACTTCTGTTGAGTAATCATTTGGTCCACTACCAGTACCTGCAATATCACCATAACCAGATGACAACATTCCAGCATACTTTGTATTGGTATTACCAAGTTCTTCTAGCAACTTAGTGCTATTACGAAGAACTTTAATATCATTCATTGTTGCAGCTACGCCTGCAACGTTCTTTTGGTTAGACCCAACAAGTGCTAGGGAATCCATTCCCCACTCTTCAATCATAACCTTCTGTGCGATGTCATAATCGCCGTTAGCCATCTCGACTAAGTCTGCATAATATGAAGTAGCAGCGCGAGTTACTGGGTCAAATGTTGCTGAGATAGGTGCGTTGAATTGAACAACAGACCTAATAAATGCCATGTTACCTGCTGCCTTAGCAGCTGATTCCATTGTAGGTGGTTGACCAACACGACCGTTTGCTACCCACTCAGAGAAACCTTTACGCCATTGGGCATAAACCTCATCAGTGAATCGCTCACTCTTCTCAAGTCCGATAAGCGAAAACGCTGTGCGGATTGGATATGGCAACTTACCTGAGTCAATCAATGACTGAAGGTAGGCTGGAACCATTGTGTTCTTTACCTTCTCGGCAAGATTCTTACCTTCTACTGGATAACCACCATATAGAATCGTAGATTCATAAACATCATCACCAAGTGTTTCACGTAGAGATGTTGCTACTTGCTCGCCATAAAGTTTCCATGGACCAACACCGAATCCGTTATCAATAATTTCAGATAATGTTGCTGTGCCAAACCAGGAGATAGATGGGTCTGCAACCATAAATTCCATTTGCTTGGGGTTGAATTTAATTCCACCACCACGAGCATCTGTATATGGCTTTAGCGCAGTCTTAACCCAGTTAGGTAACTTATCTCCATATGGAAGTGGGTACTTAACAGATACTGCCACTCCAGCTGGAACATCCTTGATTGAGGAATAAGTGTTTCCATCTTGGTCTTCATAAGCTTGGTAATTATCAAATGCTTGCTGGATGCTGTTGTACCAGTAGGCATTCATTGGGTTACGAGCCAAGAGCCGTAGTGCCACAGCCTGTGAATTAACAAAAGCTAGGGGGAAGCTAAAGGCATAACGTGCCGTATACATACCATTGGTAAGGCGACGTGAAGAATAAAGAGTTTCTTCGACTCGGCTTAGCGCCTTACGATAAGCAATCTGACGAATTTCGTTATTAACTACAGCTTCTGATACATCAATACCAGACCGTTGCGCTGCGCTAATCAGGGTCTTCATTTCGTCACGTACATAAGACAAGAACAGTGGGTTACGAACTAACCGTGTTTCAGCAAGTGAAAGAACTTTCCACGCTGCGTTGGTTGCTCCACCTACGCGAGCAAGAACTTGCTCAGCGCCAGTTAAGTCAGAAAGCTTAAGGCTTGGTCCATCAATTTCTTTAAGTAGGTCTGTTCTGCCATAAAGCATTGCATCTACTTCTTGATAGGTTACTGGACGTTCTGTGATAATCTTGCGTAGGTCAGGGTCTGGATACATCGCATAGAGTTTTTCTCTTGTCTGTCCTACCCATGCCTGCATATCATCGCCAAAGCGTTCTTCGATACGAAGTCTGTATTCTTTACCAGCTGGGCTATATAGCCATTCTACGATTTCAGCGTTGGACTTTTCGCCCCTCATCATCCATCCGACTGGTAACTCAAGTTCGTTGCGAACTTGGCGATTGGCAATATGCGCCAATGCGTTCATATATTCTTCGCGGTTCTTGCGAGGAATCTTTACAAAGCGAGCACCATCGGCGCTCAGTCTTCTTGAGATTTCTGATTGCATTGATGCTGAATAGAAGTTTGTAGCGGTATCAATCTCTGACATGTATGCGCTAGCACCACGAACATTGGGGTCAGCTAATCCTTGAAGTGTATATGTCTTGCCATCAACTTCAATAATCTCAGCATCTTGACCAAGAAGTTTCTTTTGTTTCAAATCTCCTTGAGTGTTGGCAAAATCTGCCCAGTCCTTACGTTCACGTTGAATAAGTTTTGCAGTGCCGTTAATATAATCAGCAAGGCGACTCATTTCATCGAATGAATTATCTACTTTGGTTTGTAGTTCTGTTACCTTGTCCTCAAGTTCATAATACTTATTCTGAACTTCGGCATCATTGCTCTTCATTGCTTTGGCTTTAGCCTTATCACGTGCTGCAATAAGTTTTGTCAATGACTTATCTAAGTCATCATATGCAGCTTCAGCTTTTGCATGTGCTGTAATCTTGGGTTCTAGGTCTGCTCGATACTTTTCTACACGGAACTGTGCAGATTTAGCTTGCTTACGAGCATTGGCAGCAGGACTACCTGGTATCCATTTCTTAGCAGTTTCTTTAAGAAGACCAGTGTTGTAGATAACATTATCTACACCAGGAATTGCATTCTTAACAAGCTCCATCGACTCAAGAGCCATACTTGCACGAGCAAATGGGTCTACCATTGAGTTTTTTGGTATGTATGCAAGACGAAGTAGGTTCAAGTTGCTGAAGACCATGTTGGCTAAGTCAAGGAACTGACCAACATTCATAGCAGTTCTAGACGCTACAGCGCCATAGAATTGACCTTGGGTAACCTTTGCACCCTTACCCGCAACGCGACGAGCGTTGAAGATAACTTCGGTTTCAAGTCTACGGAAGTCAAGCATTGGAAGATTCTGTGCTTCGTTTGATACAGACAAGAAGTTCTGTACGTTGATTCCGCCATTTTCGTCTGGAACAAAACCATTCTTAACGGCATACTCTTTAATGCTGTCACGACTTTGGTTCATGCGGATGTGCCAATTTTTAATCTGGTCAACAGCATCTTTGACATTAGCAATATCTTGCATGCCTGTAACGCCATAGTGTTTAGCAAGACGACCCATGACGCTTTCTTCAATGCGACCAAGTGCAATAGCACGTTGGGTATCGCTTTGTGCATCAAGGAACATCTCAACCATACGACGCTTGTATTGTGCGCCTTCTACTCCCTTAAGGAACTGAAGACGGTTTAAGTCAGACAATAAATCGTTGGCTGCTTCAAACTTACGTGGGTTGGAAATATTAATATACCCTTGTGGGCGACCTGAGCCAGTCCATGCAATAAGGCGTACTGCTCTGTCATAGACACCTGTTTGGTAAACCTGAGTTTTCCAACCACCATCGGCATCTTGACCAAACATCTTAAGGTCACCGTATAAAGCCTGTGACTGTATCTTCTTCTTGGCTAAGCCAATCTGCTCTAGCGCTGCGTAACGACCTGGGCGGTAGCTTTCGATAACACCCATCTGCGCCTTCTCCATGAAGTCATCTAAAGCGCGAGCAAAGTTAGGGTCTTCTACTTTAACAGCATCAATAATCTTTTGATATCTAGATGTAAGAGCTGGGTCTAGTGCATCTAATCCGATGCTAGCAAAGTTATCAATTGGTGCTGTAGCAGTAATTCCATAGTTATCAAGGTGGTCTGCTGCAAGCGGATTACGGTCAAAGAATCTTTGGAATGCAGCAGTATCGCCACGTTCTGCAAGCAAATAATCTGCTACATCTTGGTGGTTATCTAATCTAGATAGAATTGTTGCAGTTCTATAAGGGTTAGATGTTTCAGATACAAGTGGGTTTGATGCAAGCTTAGTTAAATCTGTTTCATTAACCGCATCATCTACAAGAACTGATAAACCAGTCTTAGTCTGTTGCTCTATAGGCAAAGCCTTCTGTGCAACAATCTCATCTAGTTCGCTTCTGAATACATCCATGTCGTCTGTAGTAGCAAGACGCTTTGGACCAACAACTTTCTTTGCAGTACCACGAACGGCAAAACCAGCACCCTTAGTGCCAAGAGCAGCAAGTGCTAAATCGGTAACGCCAGAGGCTAAGATTCCAGCCCACTCGTCACGGAATGCTTTATCACGTTGACGGTCATCAAATACATCAAAGTCTTTATCAAGGAATGTAGCATTAGTTACGTCGCCAAGAACAGGAGATGTAATCTTACCAACAGCGCTAGCTGCTGCCTGTCCCATAGAAATCTTTTCAGCTTGCTTCTTCGAGAAACGATAGCTTTCAGTTAAGCCACCTTTGCCTTTAGCAATAGCTTGAGGTGTAAGTAATGCAGCAGAAACAGTTTGAGTTACTGGTTGTACGATTTTCTCGCCAACAAAACTAAGTGCTGACATGGCTGGATTAATAATCCTGCCAAGAATAGGTTTCTTTGACCCTGCTTCAATTGCTCCCATTACTTTAGGGACAATTGCTTGTTCTGCTTTTCCTACTTTAGTATTATCTTTTTTGAACTTATCGACCTTGGAAAGCTTTGGTTCCTGAGTAGGGTCTTTGACTATAGAAGGGTCATTCCACCATTCTGTTAGGGACATTAGGTGTAGCCTCCTTAGCCGTTAGTTCCTCTAATAATGAAATTCGGTCATCGTCGGATTCAAAGGGGAACTTGGCTAAATCCCAAGCAACTGGAGCCATTTCAAATCCAAGATGTTCAAGGTTCTCTTCGAACTTCTTGAGTATCTTCATTCTGCTTGACTCCGTAAATACTTAACAAAAGCTTTCATAGTTCCAGATGATTCTGGAGAATCCGCAAACTGTGCCATCAATGGCATGTATTTAGCCAGCTTTGATAAATCTTTTAATTGATTATCAATTGGGCTTTTTAATCCCAGTATTTCTCTACCAGGACCAGGACCAACGTCCACACCAGCAGTCACAGGTTCATCTGGACGCTGGGTGGGCGCTGTCAAAGGTACTACGCCTGCCATTGGATTCATCCGTGGCATTTGCGGTGTAGGTGTTTTTGCCATTGGAGCACCAGCTTGCATATCCTGAAATTCCTTTTGCTCGCCATAAGCAGCATTAGGAAGTTGTTTTGCGCCCTGGCGGTCAGTTCGCTTAGCGAACTTACCTGGACCCGAAGGTTGCATCATTGACATTTACTTACCTACTTCTTCTTTGGAATATTAACCTTTGTTCCTGACCAAATCATATTACCCTGTTTATATTTTTTATTTTTCATAATATAAGGGTTGGCTGCGCGAAGTTCTTTTGTTGACACTCCTGCAGTCTTAGCAATACCTTCAAAGGTATCACCCTTCTTTACGGTGTATCTGCTGTCAACTTTAGTTGTTGAGCCACCGCCAGTAGAAGCTACTGTTGGTCTTGTCTTAGAACCAGCCTTGTATGCTGCAGTTCCTGGTACAAGTGATGAGCCGTCCTTGCCATAACGAAGTTCTTTAGGCTTGTTCTTCTTTTCAGCCTTAGCAATAAGAGCATTAAGTTCGTCCATACGTTGACGACGAGTCTTACCTACAACACCTAAAGTTGCTAGTGATGCAAGTTGAGATACTTGCTGTTGCATTCCTTGTCGACCCGCAGTTGCCTTGCTCTTACCTTTACCAGTAATTTGAGCAAGCTTGTTTTCAAGACGATTAATTTCATCAAAGTCTTTTTTGGTTGAGCCTTTAGCTAAGCTAACTACTTCGCCAGCGACTGCGCCAATAACTCCGCCTTTAGCAGTGCCTTTGATTTTTCTAAACTTTGGCTTAGCAGCTTTAGCCTTAGCTTTAGCGCTAGCTTCCGCTTTCATCTTATCTAGGGCTTGTGCTCCAGCAGTTGGTTTAGCTGGTGCAGATGTTTTTCCATCTACGGTAATTTTAGTACGTGGCTTGGCAGCAGCATTCTTGGCTTCAACGCGCTTCTTAGCTTCTTCAAGACCTTTAGCTTCATTCTTCTTTAGGTCTGCAAGTGTTGGACGCTTTGGTGCAGTTGTCTTAGCTGTTGTTTTTGGCTCTGCTTTAGCAGCAGGCTTAGCTTCTGCACTACCTGGCTTAGTTCCCTTCCAGTTTTTGCGTTCTTCTGGTGTCATCTTTGCCCATGCAGCCTTATTAGCTGCAGACTTTTCTGCACGAGTCATTGTCTTTGAAGGCGCAGCCTTCTTAACTGGTGCTGATGCAGCTGGTTTAGCAGGTGCTTTCTTAACAGCAGCCTTTTTAACTGCAGCTTTCTTTACTGGTGCTTTCTTTTCGAGAGCAGCAGCAGGCTTTTTGACAGCAGCTTTTTTCGCTGGGGCTTTCTTAGCAGGTGCTTCCGCTTCTCCTGCTTTCTTGCCACCGTATTCGCCGAACTCATCTGCCATAGATTGACGGAACTTCTCAAGTTCCGCATTTCGTGTAGCGTTGTATTCAGCTTTGCTTAGATAAGCATTCTTGCCAAGTTCTTTCTTGGCTGTATCTGCCATATCCTTAAGCGCTAGTCTATCTTCAGCAGTAATTTTGCCTGTGATGTCTTTGCGTACAGCTTTTACTTTCCCTGGGAAAGCTCTTTTTGCTGCAGCCTTAGCGTCTTTCTTGGCTTGGCGATACTTATATGGTTTCTTCGCCATGATTATCCTTACTTAAGCTTTGTGTTGTTGCCCTTGATGCCTTTAGGTGTTGGAGCTTTTGCGACTTGACCTAGTCCTACGCCCTTGCCACCAGACTTCTTGCCTGAGTGTCCTGGGTGAACTGGAGCCTTAGCTGCCTTTCCTTGCTTTCCAAACATTTTTTCTCCTTATGCTGGTATTTGACGAGTTACTCTTGCTGCTAGATTGGGATTTCCCGAACCAGTTAGACCTGCAAGAAGTTCTTGCATTGGTGGTCTACCTTGTGGCATCTGTGGCATTCCGCCACCCATACCCATTGGTTGTTCTGGTTGCGCCATCTCTGGCGCTTGTGGTGCTTCTGGTGCTGGTTCTGGCTTGAACGCTTTGGCTACTGCTTCTTCAAGCGGTGTGCCTTTCTTACGTTCATCAATAACTGTCGCCATCTTTTCTACAATCTGCATCGGGTCTTGTCCTTGCGAAACCATTTGTGGTATCGCAGCAGCAAGTTGAGAGATAGATGCTTTCAATGAATCACGCATCTCTTCGATATCAATTGCTCGCTCTTCTTCTCCAGCGTTGAGCGAAATTGGTAAATTACGACGTAGCATTCCTCGTGAAATGAGCTTATCGCCACGTGCTTGCAGACCCCATACCAATGCTCGGTTAGGGTCTAAACCTGCCATCAATCCGTATTCAACCGTTACGCCGTAATTGCCGTTGATGTCGACTGATGGTTTGTATTTTAATTTGTATGGAACTCCATTGGCTGTTGCAGATACTTCACGAGATAGTGTTGGGAAGTATGCTTCATCAGTAGCAAATGCGATAGAGATTGCTTCGCCAATTGCTTCACCAAGGATTGATTGAATAACTTTAATCTGTGAATCGAATCCAGCCATAAGTGCCTTGACACCTTGACCAGTAACGATAGAACCTTCTGCTTGTCCTGCACGTGCTTGGGGGAAGCGGGTTCCTAGTTTCATTTCATCTGCTAGAACATTGTTCTCCGCAAAAGCGAACTGAGGTACGTCCAGATTGATACGACGAATCTTCTCAGGGGAGTTAGAACGTATAACTGAGTCAGGACCAACGGAAAGCTGAGTAACATCAGTGGGAAGAGCAAGAGGAGCTTCAACAGATTTCTGGACAGCTTCCATAGTAAGAAGCGCAAGACGCGCCTTTGCTGCATAGACTGGTAGTACGTCGTCGAATGAGCCTCGGACTTCGCCATCAAGCGAAGGACGCTGAGCAATCGCAACTGGGACTCGACCGATTTTGTTTGGTGTTTCGGCAAGAACTGCACCTCCACGACTTGGGATAAACATTACGGTGCGATTCTTGTCAGTCCATCGTACAACTTCTAGAAGTTCATTACCATCGGTACGACCGAATGCACTTGTCTGTAGAATCTTGTCTGCTAGTTCTGGAAACTTGGCTGCTAAATCGCCAGCCTTACGATAATAAGAACGGCAATAGACAGATACTTCTCCGAACCTGTCCATGTCGTAATAAGCACCCATAGAGTTTTCTACATGGATGTGCGGTCTTTTTTCCTTGAAGTTAGGTTCGACTCTGAAAATACAGAAGCCGTAAGTTCCTAACTGGTCTGCGCCACGCAGTAGCTCTGTTCCAAGACGAGATGAAGCAACATAATAATTTGCAATCTTAGTTCTCTTATCAGCCTTGGTACGCTGTGAATCATCAAGGGATGAATCTCCAGCAGCCGTTATGGTAGGTAGTACACCTGCCTGCTCAGAAACATCACGAGCAACCACGTCAATAAGGTTGGCGATGATAGGTCTAGACCATGTTCCCTCTGGGAACAAACCACGAAATACTTGGTCGGCGTTACCTGAACGGACCAAAGCAACTTCGCGCATGCGCTTATCGCGCTCAGCATTACGAGTCTTTAATTGCTCGTATGCATGTACAAGTTCTTTCATTATCACAATCTCGCTATTCGCTGTGCAGCAGCTAAATCATCTAGGTTAACAATGTACCTATCTTCAATTTGCTTCTGAGGTGTAAATTCGTTTTTCAAAAAGTTTGGCACATTTGCTGAAGTTAATAAAACATCACGGGCTACGATTTCACAGAACCAGAGCGCCATCACAGCGTCCATCTTTAATCTCTTGCCTTGAACTCCTGGTTGCCAAACAACCAATTGTTCTATTAACTTTTTAATATGTTCATTACGTGAAGCATCTGGTAACTCAATCATGTTATCGCCAGCATGCTTCAAGTTGTTATTGTTACCGTCACGTTTAATGACGGTTCCAAATAACGGAGCCAGAGAAGCTACACCAAACTCTGGGTCTTGTTTATTATTACCTGTGTAGTGTGGGCGGTAGTTAATACCGCGGGTAGACAAGAAGTTTCTAATCTCCTCGTCCTGGGTTAAGAAAAGCTGAAATGCGTTGGATTCAACGATGACAGTATGAGGCTTGTAAGCATCCGTCCATTCTCGAATCAAAGACCGAATCGCTGCAGGTGTGGGGCTGCTCATGACGTGAACGTCCATGACATAGCGCTTGTGTGTTCTGCGGTCGACTGCGTAAGCAACTGCTGCCGTGTCACCAGACATGGCTGGGTCTATACCAATAATGCGATAGAAGTTCTGTGCATTATCAGGATGACCCGCAGCGCCTGCAACTAACGCACCCGATTTTCTCATTCCGTTGACTGCGCCTCTGACGCACATCGGGTCGAAGATTGCATTCTCTGCGATATCGAGGTTCTGGTAAACCAAAGACCATTTGGAGGGACCAGCCTCATTGCGGACCGCAGTAAGACGCGGTCCAGTCCATCGGTCAAAGAATCCATTCTCATCTGGGGTATCATCCTCAGTAAGTGGTTGCTCTGACTTAGCCCAAAGGGTTTTCCAATCCTTTGGATTGTCTGCGTATTCTAATACGGCAGGCATGGACAAATATGACCACGGAACAATTCCGTCCGTGTAATGTTGAGTGTTGCGAAGTTCTTTATATAGGTCGGTTGCAGATACGCGAGTTCCGACAACAAGAAGCTGACCCCCGCCTGGTGGTAGACGAGAGGCAACTTCTTGTCGAATCCATTCTTGTTGCTTAGCCCACTCTCCAGCGTTAGAGAGAGTGACCACGTCGTCAAGTACGATTAAGTCGGCGCGAGCGCCGTATACCTGACCGCCCATACCGATAGCTTCAACGGTAGGGTCTTTAGCATCTGATTCGCGGACATCCGCGCCCAGATAAACTTTGTTAGCCGACCACATGTCGGCGGTAGCTTTGTAACCATCGGTAGGACCAAAGGCTGCTTGTAGGTCTGCATACCGAGGATGAGTCAGGCGTTGCTTAATAGCATAAAGAAACTTCTTAGCCTGCTCTTGGGTTTTGGAAATAACAATGACATTGATGTTTGGATTTTTGACTACGCGGTAGGTCACGTAGTTAATCGTGATGGTCATAGTCTTGGCATGGTTTG